AACAAAAACAGAAATTTTACAACCTAAGCCTGTTCCACTAGTGGTAGGATCTGTTATAGAATATGTTTGAGATCTAGATAATCCGGACGCTCTGTTTGCATCTGCTGGGAAAGTATAATCAACCAAAGACTCTATTGCGCCTGGAATAGCCCAGTAGTACTCTGCATAGTTTAAAAACTTATCTATGTTAATTGGTGGTAAAAAAGTGTTAAAATTACTAGCAAAAATTGAATTATGATTTCTAGTGTTTACACCGTACGCTCTTAATGTATCACAAAGTTCGTCATAGAAAATAATATTTTCGCTTTCTCCTGTTACAGGATTAATATTATTTACGGCTGGACTTAATGCATACGCAGTCCTATCAGCGTCACCACTGGTAATAAATGCACCAGGTAAATCTATTTCGTCGCCAGATTGTGTGCCAATATAGCCTTTAAGTATTTCTGTATTTGCTTTACTATATAATTGATCTACAGTGTTGTCAAAGAAATTCTTAATTGCAGTTGTCTGCAGAACTACTGGTAGATTATTAAAAGTTTTATCTGCCATTGAATTTACCTATCACTTCTCAATGTTTGTGAACTAATTTTTTCAACTACTTCTATATCGTTTACAGTTGCGGTGTTTAAAAACAGCTCGTTAGGTTCACCTTTAACCTGGAACAAATCACCAAACGTACCAGCAGTATTTCTAGGTATAATAACAATACTTCCTATATTACTGCCTAATTGCTGATGTACATAACTGCTTAATTCTGTAAAGTAGAATGTTTCACCAAATTCCCAATTATTTACTGCAAAATATGCATCAAATGCTTTTATAATTCTACTCTTGATTTCGTTATCGCTCAGTGTAGAACCTTTCAATTTCACCACTCTAAATTTTGCTTGTACTTCATCTTCTGCATCAGAGCCAAATAATTTTTTAAATTTTGCACTCTTAAATACTAATGTATCACTAGCATTTTTAAATTCATTTAGATTAGCAAATTCATTTGCTAATTCAGAACTAGTTGGCGGATAAGGAAACTCTGTTCCTGGCACTTTTTTATAAACTTGAATTGCATCGTAATATGTTGTTGTTAACACTAACATTTCTACCACATTACTTACACTAGGATCAATTCTAACATCTTTTGGTGCAACATGTTTCCATTTAAAAATAACTTCATCATTTGTTAATGCACTGTTATTTTGCCCTGCCGCTCTGCCGTTTCTAACGTATATTTGATCTTCTGTTTGTGCAAGAGCTACCACAGTGTTAGCATCGGAACTTGAACTACTTAATCTAAAGATTGTGTCTGACTCTAGTGAATATAATAGCAAGCCGCTTAATTGGCCATCTGAATTTTCAAAATCTTCTACCATATTATCATTTTTAATAATAATTAAATCTACTTTTGTCAAATCGCTAATATTTGTATAACTACCGGGAGTAACAGTTTGCTCTGACAAGTCTACTTTTATAACTGTTTCATCTCTAAGATCTAAAATATTTCCTGTGAACGGTCTACTATAAGAATATCCGTCAAAGTCTGTAAAGTAATCAAAAAATACTAAATCGTTATAACCTACAAATTCTTCAAACTGTAGGGGCCTATCGGGCACTAAATCATTGTCAGTGTCGTATGCTTTTACATAAACTTTTCTGTTATCTGTATAGCCGTCATTGTATTTGACTGGTTTTGTAACAGTCCACTTGATATCGTTTGTTAATTTTTCTTTATCAAACTTGTAATTAACAATTAGTTGATCTCGACTTAACCCTTTGGCATCACGGACATGTGTATGATTATTACTGTTCCATTCTGTTATTTTTAAATTACCTGTTTCAGTAATTGTGTTGCTATCTAATAATTTCACTCTGCCTATAGCACTCACATTAGGAGTATCATCATTAATACCATGACTGATTGTTATTGTTGTGTTTGCATGATAAACTTCAAATGCACCTGTATCAGGATTTAAATCTTTATAAATTACCTCACCGTTTCCAGCAAGTATATTGTTTACGCCAAATGTAGTATTGCTAAAAGCAAAAGTAACATAACCAGGCCAATAATTAATTGACCCGGTGTTGTTTCCTATATTAATATTTGATGTGTTTTCAATATTTGATAAATCTAAAGGATTTTCAACGTAGGTATTTAAATTGATTGTCGTAGGATCAACAAAAATATTACCGGCAACATCACCGCCAATAAAAATACCTAAATTAGTCTTCCAATCAATATTGACATCAAACCATTGTGTTGAACGTGAACGTAAAGGTAAATCTGGATTCCAACTACTCGGAGCATACGAACTGCTTGTTTCGTTACTAATAAACTGATCGCCTATGTCGTTGCCTGTCGTGTCTGACCATGTAAATGTTTCAGCACTACCTGGTTTAAAATTAAGTGTAGTAAAGGTTATAAGATCTTGACTAGCACTGTTTAAACTGTCAGCAACTTTTGCATTATTAATATTGTAAAATTTGAGATCATTTTTGCTTTCAACAATATAATCTTGTACTCTATAAGTAATGTTATATTCTGTTCCGCCATAACTATTAGGTGCTGTAATTAAATCAAATTTCATTAACCAACTAGCATCTTTATTAAAATCTGTTTGATCTTGTGCAAACAGAGGAGAAAAGTCTGATGTTGTGTCTAAATTATTACTACTGATGGTATACCACTGATTTGTTAAAACATTGTAGCCTAAACCAAATTTTGTTTTCTCTTGCAGTTTTTCAATAATTGCATTTCTTTCAGGTAGCAAAAATTCTTTTCTCATTGTAGAAATAAAATCAGTTGCTTGCCAGCCGTGTTTAACTGCTGTGCTTAAATAAAATGGACCTGTTGCAGTTGATAATCCACTATGCAACTGTCCATTATTTTCTATTGTTACGATTCTTGCCCAAACATATTCTGATGGATCGTTTGGATTTTCAAACTTTATAAAATTGTTTTCCTGGAACATTTTATATAAAAAGTAATAATTTACTAACACGTTTTCTGTGCCGGGTGTTGAACTTGTTTCTGTAAAGTATCCTGTTCTACTTGTTCCTGTTACCACAGGCAATGATTTCCAATAGATACTTAAACTTCTAATACTAAAAATATTACTATTTGTGCGTTCCCACTGTTTTCTAAATTCGTTGTACATGAAGTTATTCATGCTGTCGTCCTTTAATATCTGAGGGACATCAAACTGCAATACTTCCTGAACAGTGTTGTTATTAGAAATTCTAATAGCAGAAGATTTTGTATTAACTTCAGTATATAATGCACCGTCTTGTGCAAACGTCTCTAAGTTTTGATACGTTCCAGTAGGATCATTAATATCAATATATCTACTATGACCTGCATGTGTTCTATTAATGGCTTTTAATTTTGTAATATTAGAACTTTGGCTAAAAGGAAATACGTTGTAATCCTGTGAGCTGGTCATTCTATTTTGTGTGTAGAATGCTTGTGGTGCCCTTTGTTTAATAGCCGCTAATGATTCTGTTGGTAAACTATTTTTTACTGTATATTTTAAACTAGCAGTAATTGTTAATGCATGCAGTTCGCCGTCAGCATTTTCATAAGGAATGTCAATTGAGATGTTTCTCAAATCCTGCGGATGTATAGTAAATGTTCTGTTGACACTAGATCTAGTGTATAATCTAAAGTTACCAAAAGGTATGTTTCCGAATGTACCGTCTGGAAATTTAAGTCTAACAGCATCATTGTCTAAATTTTCTACTGCATATAGATTTCTATTTTTAAGAACAACATCATTATATGTAAGTGTTTGGCCTACAGTATTTGGAACTTTAGCCCATTTGTTTAATGCAAATCCGTTGTCGTCTAATTCAGATAACCATACATCAGTTTCGTTTATATTAGGTATAGTAATATCTTCGGTTCTGCTTTCTACTGGTATATTAAAATCTAGGGATGTCTTATTCAGTGTTCCTTGCTTAAACATCAAGAAAAAGCCGGAGTTATCACTGCTAACACCTAAACCATCGTTTCTATAAATTATATTAAAGTTATTAAGTAGCTCAGGGTGCATTTCAGTAAACACACCGCCATCTACAAAATCTGGATTAACAACTTCAAACGGCATTTCTGTTCCGTTGATAGTTGCTTTAAATGGAAATGTTAACGGTGCATTTATAGGTGTTTGTACCTCATAAATTTCTGAATTAATGTTGTTTACTTTTCCAGTTTTAATCGGTGTACTATATCTATTACTACTGCTCATTGCCGCATTTAAAATAGTGATAAACTGTTCGTAACTGTCAGGATTATTAGCATCGTCGAAGAATACATTGACGTTGTTTAAAGGATTGCCTAAACTGTCAGTTAAGTTTTCTGTTGTTCTAATCGCAGTTACTTTCATTAATCCACTTGCTGGTATGTTTCGCTTAGGATTGTATCCTAGCATTTTTGCAAGTTTAAAAATAGAGTCTCGTCTTTCAGCAGTTTCTAAAAAGTTTTCTCTGCTGTTGATATCCATTCTAAATGCAATTGACTGCGATAAGAATGCAAGCATTTCAATAATAGCAATAAACTCAGAACTTTCTGTATAGTCGTTGAAGTTTTCAGGAAAATTTGTACGCACATAATCAACCAATGCATCTTTGATAGTATCGAAATCATATGCTTGGAAGTCTACTTTGCTGTAGGCTTTGTATGCAACTTTCCAGTCTTCTGCGGCAAATAAATTGTTCTGTCTATTTACTAATGCCATCTTTAATTCTCTCTTTTAAACTCTAAATAAAGTATATCTTCTTCATCTAACACAACAAACTGCAAATGTAATTCCACTCTCACTGCATGATCTACACGGTAAATGTTCATATCTAAAAATTCTACTCTAGGCTCTTTATCTATGATTCTTTTGATATCTTCTCTTAATTCTTCTTCTGTAAATGTATCCTCAGGATTCATTAACAAATCATGTACTATGCAACCAAAATTAGGACGCATTACTCTCTCGCCTTTGCGAGTATAAAATTCGTTCAGTAAATCTCTTTTAACTAGATCTATATCTGTAAGAGTGTAAGGTGCTCTAACCTGATCTACTGTACTAAAGCCTTTGAATATTGTTGCCATACAAGTATTTATCATAATCATTAACAGAAGTTTTATTATAAGAAAAAAATGGTTGACATGCTCAAATAAGTGTGTATAATACACTTATACTATGTAAATAGTATTACATTCATTAGCAACAAGAGGATATGCTAAAATGTTTAAGATCAAAAACGAATTTGATCGATTAGGGTTGTTGGCAGATGCTGTCAACAAAAAACTTAATAATAAAAGGTTCATTTTGAGCCAGTCAGCAAACAAGCGGTATATGTCTTATTGTTTGTATGATTATGCTACTAAAAAACATGTAGTATTTGATACTATAATGTTTTCAGGACATTATCAATACGATAAGAGTGTTGTGCCTGCAGAGTTTGCGGAGATGGAAAATTTGCTAACTAATGCGTCCTAAAGTTCTATATTTGCACGGTGCTAATGCATCACCAGATAATTTTAATTATTACAAATTAATATTACCTGAACATGATCACATTGCACCAATGTATGATATGGAAGAGGACCCATTTGATGTAGTAGATTCTCTTAATCGTAAAGTAACCAGAGAATTTGGAAACGACAAAATTATTGTTGTTGGCCATAGTTTTGGTGGGTTGATCGGTGCATGGTTTAGTGCCGTCAACCCAAAACGAATTACACATTTAGTAACTATTGCTACACCGTGGCAAGGCACACCTGTTGCTAGAATTTTTGGCTACTTTTTTAGAAACTCTAAAATGTTCCAAAACACTAGACCTGGGGCAGAGGTGTTATCGCTTTTACAGCAAAAAACATTTACTGGTCTGCACACTAACATTGTATGCACTCAGGGTGGTAATCCTGTAGCAGGAATGGGCAGTCAAGCAAACGACGGTATGGTTAGTGTTAGCAGTCAAAGCAGTACTCCTGAAAATTTTAAACAGACCGAAAACGTGTACATAGAAGCAGGTCACAGCGGTGTTTTATTAAATAATAGTGTAACAGATTTATTAAATAAAATCTATACCGGAGAGCATAATGGTTAACAAAACCTTAAACAACACACTAGAAGAAGAATTAAGAATTCAGTTAGTCGATCAGTTGAAAACTATCAACGCACTTAAATCTGAAATTGATATGCTTAAAAATACAATCAAAGAAGAACAAGATCAAAAGTATAGAGCATACGTTAAAATTTCAGATTTGCAAAGAGAATTAAATAAAAGTTAAACGTTCCAATCGGACCAATCATCAACTATAACTTCTGGTCCACCTGGGTTTGGCCTTGGGTCTGGCTTTACTGGGCCTGGATCTACTACAACGATCGGGTCAACAATAGAGATAGGTTCACCGAATACTGAAGTATACATTTTTCTAGCTCTACGCAAATCTTTAGCCTGTTGTGCCCAAGGCACAGAATTAGTACCGTATGATGGCAAGGGAATATTATCCGGAGTCATAAACAACTCACCTTCGTAAATTCTTCTATCTCTGTAGTCTTGCTTGAGCACGGGGCCGCTGGGCGTCATACCGTATTGATAATTCATCATAATTGCCGGAACTTGGCTAAAAGCACCGGCATTTGTTGCATCTACAACTGGGCTTCTTACCATCTCGTCAAAACTAATATGCATAGACATGCTAGTTAATGCACTTAGTTGATTATCACTTACTGGTACATTGATTATACTACCTACTTTTTCTTTTTCTGCCATAAACTCTGCTTGCACTAATTGATAATTAGTTTCATCAGTAATGTTTCCTTGAGACACATCTCTTATAGAATTTCCGTTTTGATCTGTGTAAACAACTGTGGAACCTTCTGTATACGCAGTAATGCCTATATCTTCTAGTTCACTGAGAAACTCTACGTTATCTGCAGATGTCATTTTGGCCCTATTAATGTTGCTTTTCATTTCTTTTAATTGGCCTTGTTGTATGCTGGCTTTCCTGCCAGCATAATCTATACCAATTAAATCTGCATCGCCAATGCCTTTTTCAACTCTAGTCATTGAACCTATAATTTTTGTTTTATCTGCTGTTAGAGTTGCTGATCGAACAGGTGGCAATGATTTATTAAGTGCAGAAATTACCGCAGTTACTTTTTCTGGGCCTATAGTTTTCTGTGCTGGAACATCCCAGTTGCTTTGTGCTCCGTTAGTTGATATGTAACTGGGTGATGATCCTTCAAATCCTACTCCTGCACTGAACCCGTCTGGTGTGTTTACATCTGCTGGTGTGTCAGGAGTTAATGGTGCAGTTGGTGGGGGATTGTCTTCTGGGGCCGTGCCGCCGATGCCGGGTGGCTTTTCTATTTGATCTCTCGGGTCACTGATGTTATGTCCTATCCAAGGCTCTAATGTAATATAATTAGATGTAATAGTAGAAATTTCTTTGGCTTCACCGGATCTAACCCCGCCTTTTCCTTTAAGTGGATCTTCAGCACCTGCGTCATACTCAATCTCACTGTATGGTTCATCATTAAAAGTATTAGTTGCTATTGAGGCAACAGTACTAGCATCAGTAGCGGCGCTTGCATTTGGACCGCCGCTGTTCATCATAATTCTGCCGCCGGAGTTCTCATTTATGTTACTACCAGCAGTTATGTTTACTGCACTGCCTGCTTTGATGTGTGTGGTGCTAGATGATTCAGCAAACAGCGACCCGCCGCCTGCTTTTAAATTAACATCTGTGCCCGCTGTTCCGTTAAATACTCCTGCGGCATTAAATTGTATATCGCCTGCGGCAGAAGTACCCAAAATACTTGCTGAAGAAACAAATCTTGTTTCGTTTTGAGACTCTACAATAAAGTTGCCGCCAACACCTGTTGGAGCATTGCCTAACACACCAGGTCCGGCATATTCAGTACCTGACTCACCAGCATTTGTTGTGTCACCGGCGGCTTTGATATTTACATCCTGGCCTGCTTCTAAATTAATGTTTCTGTCTGCTCTAACATTAAAATCACCTTTGGTACGCATTGTGATTTCTGTGTCTGCATACAACACCAATTGATTTGCTCCAGTCATCTCCATCCAAACTTTACCGCTTTTATTAATAAAGTAAATCATTCCTTCATTATCATCTAACAGTATTTGATTTCCTTGTGCTGACCTAATTCTAACTTGTCTATTAGTTAAACTGTCGTCCATTATAAATTGGTGTCCGCCTAATCTATAATCATATTTTTCCGGATCTCTAGGTCCTGGAGTAAGTACACCAAATACTTCACTAGGCGATTCTCGTCTTGCACCACTGCTTGTTGGTCCTCTTACATTATCAAAAATTAAACCTTGTTTAGTCACTGCTTCACTTATTGTATGTGAAATTGGCCTAAATATATCGTTATGGCCTTCCTGTTCAGATCGTTTGTTTTTTTCTAATGTTGGCATTTGGAATGCATTAACTTGAAAATTATTGTCATACGGTAAGCCAGGTACCATGTGATTAAATTTATCTTGATACAGGCAACTGATGATAATAGGATACTTCATGTTACCATCACCAAATGCAACCAGCACGTGGTTACCTAAATCCGGAGGTACCATCCACATACCATAGGATTGCATTGTGTTAGTAGGATTTTCTAATTCTTTACCCACTGCTTTGGGATCAGTGGAACCAGCGAAAGGTGAACTCCATACCGCTTCAAAATATCCTGTTGACGTTTGCTTGTCTTGTGCTAGAGCAGGAACAAAAACTTTTAATCTACCTGTTCTGCTGATATCTTTGTTTGCTACTACTTCGCCCATAAAGATACCGTAGGTAGGATCTTTAGTCTCTTGAATTTTTTGTCTAGGATTTTTGTTACTGCTCCTAAACGTATTAGACTGGTATGATGTAGGCATTATTCACTTTCTCCGGGAGGATGTTTTTCTAACATACTGATTTTGATAGGTGTTAACTTATTAAGGTTTAATTCAGTACTATAAAGTCCTCTACTGAAGTTATTTACTACAGTAACCATTCTGTACATGCCACTTATGAAATAACTAGTGCCTTTTGGTTGCCAATAACCGGTGTTGTTATCTTCATCTTCAACATCCATATCATAACGTCTAGGTAATTGCATTTCAAACATCACATAGTTTTCGTCTTTGCTGTAGACAGCATACTCTGGATTAGTTTCTGCCGGATCATTTACAAGAGGTACCTGTCTTCCAGTTGTATCAGGTTGGCCGAGATAAAATGGATCTCCTCTAACAGTCATATCTAATTTTACCAAGAAATCACTAGCACCATGTTGTTGCATCAAGTAACCAAATATACTATTCCTTGTTGTGCCATCGTATGTTGCCGCTTCTGATGGGTTTGTTAAATGTATTTGTTGCACTTGAGGTTGTGCATTATCACCTGCGTCCGCATGCTGTGATTCTGAATCTAAATTCTTTGCTTGACGTCTTAAATCTCTAATTCTGTTTTTAACTGTTTGCTGGCTCATATCTTGGCTTATATCTAGCCCTTGACTGTCCATGATATCAGCACCGTATTGATAACCGCTTAATCTTTCTGAATACGAACCCCCATTGATACCTTTTTGTGTGTCACTTAATGTGTTTGCATTTGCTTGAGCTCCTGCATTTTGTGCGGCCTGTAAAAGCGATGAGTCTGCTAATGCTAGTGCAAGGAACTGTTGACTTTGTCCGTTTTGATTGCTCACTAGATCAGCAATTTCGGCGCCGCTTAATCCTGCCCATTCCCCTAATTGTTGTCTTTGGCCTGGGTCTAAATTATTTAAGAAGTCGTTCGCTTGCTCTGCCGCGGCGGCTTTTTCTGCCGCTTGAGCCGCTTCTTGTCCTGTTAGGTCATCGTTTTCGCCTGCAGTGTCTGACAAAGAGTCTGCCAGTGCTGTACTGAAGTCACCTGTAACACCTCCTGCAGGAGGAACAATTAATGCAATACCATTGTTGTAGCCAATTCTACAATCTATAATTTGATCATTTCTACCGGTATAGGTATAATGATATGCTTTAAAAACTGTTGCACTCATTTGATCGAAACGAGATTGAACATCAGATTTAGACAAATTAATATTTTCTTCTGTGTTCTGCTGAATATTACTGCCATCAGTTCTATAAATGTACGGACCATACGTTATTTTTTTCTGATGGGTATTTCTATATTCGTCATATTCACCGTATTCATAATCGGAATTAATTTTAAACCATTTAACAAAACCTTGTTCCTTGCGTACATTTGCACCGGCGTCAGCCGCATCGGATCTTGTGGTACCTTCAAAAAATTCATCACTCATACTAAGTATGGTTGCAACTACTACATCAATTTTAACACCTTCTCTGAATGTGACCATGTCTTTGCTCACAACAACGTCTAGCCTACCGCTGTCTATAGGATCACCTTCTAGTATTTCTTTGTATTCGTCCTGTGTTTTTCCTGACAACTGTGGATTCATTATACGGTTAATATCTTCTGCTTTTGCTTTGCTGTTATTAGTGAGGGTGTCGTCACTGATGCCTAAATCAGGATCGGCGCCTTCGGATACCAATAGGCCACTTAAATCAAATTTTATTTCATCTCTGAATTGATAGTCTGTTAAATTCTTTTCTGCATACTCTTTCAATTTATTTTCAACGTCAGTCAAATATTCTTTAATTGTTCCGCCTTCTGCAGTAACAAGACAGGGTAATGTGTAAAACTGATCTGAATAAGGTATCTGATCTTTTGCTACACATTCAAACGAATATTGACTTCCTTTTGCATCGATATCTATGCCTACATTTTTTAAAATCATATTATATCTATAAGGACCAGCGATTGCTGTTACAACACCTTCCTTTTCAGGATCGTCTATGTCTTCTGAATATCCTTTAAACACAATTTCTAAAAATAAAGGCACATCAGGTGCAAAGATTGGGCAACCTAAATGTTTTTTTGCGGCAAGTATTTGATCCATGAAGTCTGCAGATCCAGGCTGTATTACATCAAAGTTTATTGTTGATGTATGAAAAGAACCGCCAGTGCCTACAGCAGACACAATTTGTACATTATCTATTTGTGCTCCAGTAACACCTGTTTGTGCGAGAACCACTGTTTCTTCTGGCTTTGCAATTAAATAATTTTTTAAATAACCTCCGCCGGAGCCGCCGCCGGATGCACTAGGAGTAGGCAAGGGATTTCTAGCAGTAGTACCTGCACTGGGAGTAAAAACGCCTGCGGCAACGGGTGATGCTTTAGGGGGAATCATGTATAATTTAATATTATACGCATAGTTGTCAAATTTATCCAGCACGTTTCCATAAACAGTGCCTACTATCGGATCGTATTGTGGCTGTGGTGTTGTGTCGCTCATAACTAGCCTATAATGCTTTCAACAGTTGCTCTGGTTGGCAATTTAATCTCTACTCCTTGTTTAAAATCGCCCAAAGGGTCTTTTAGTTGATCTGGATTTCTCAATGCAAATACCCACCATAGTCGTGTGTTGTTGTATAATTCGTGTGCTAATAAATCAGGTCTGCCTGCAAACTTTGCTGGAATAGTGTATGATACATCTGACACAACTTTAGGAACTGTAGGCAAAGTGTTAATATCTAAAAACACATCGTATGTTCCAGCACGTCTCAAAAAACTGTCCCTTCTGTGAATTTCTGCCATTAGATAAACCCGTCCTTATAATTAGTACCTGATGTAAATTTGTTAAGGTCAAACTTCTTACGCAATTTATGAGGTGTATAACTTGGTTGCAGTGTAATAGAAATGTTTGATGCAGTTGGTACAAAAGTAGTTTCGTCTCCATTGACTCCTGTTTTAACAGGAACATAGTCTACGTCGTCGCCTAATTGATACTGATAGTCTGTTACCACTACTGGTACTTTGTTAAAGCCATGATCTCCCAAATATTCAAACAACATTACTGGGGGCGGTGTACCGTACATGCCATCTGCTACTGCTTGGTCTCCAAAGAAACTTTTTGTAACAATTTTTAAAAAGTGCATGATTGCTAACATGTATCTTGCTTCTGCAATAGTGTTAGCAGTAAAATCTTCTACCACAACCAATTGTGGGGGAGTAGAATTAGTATAATTTACTAGAGGATAATTAGAACCATAAAAATCTGTTATTTCGTAATTTGCTCTACCGCTCACAAATATATTAGGAGTATACTGCCAAACTAAACCACCTGAATCTTTAAGTGGTTTTAATAAGTAATCATCACCTGCACTACTTTCACCTGAGCCTCCTATAAGGGTGTTGCCACCCTTCCAGAAATTATCTGCCGCACCGCCTTTAGGTCTTAACCTAGCTCTCCAGTCAACAGGAGTACCTGTGCCTTTTTGCCCAGATGATATAACATCGACTATGCCTGCTTGAGCAGTTTCTCGAGCAATGTTATCTCTTAATTCTCTTTCTTTTGCTGTTTGATATAAAGAATCGGCCTGACCTATACCACCACGCATTGTAGGCGGCTTAAATATTAAACCGTCGGTAAGATTGCCAATATACTTTTTTGCACTCATACTAACTCCTGCTATGCTTATATTTATCGAAATCAATAAAACATCTTATAATTTTTAAAAGTGGGTAAATAATAGTTGACAATAATCTTATATTGTGTATAATACTTGTTGAGTTATTGGAGATTTTATGGCAACGCAGAAAAAAATTAATTACTTAAACAACAGAGACATCTTAACAGAGATTCACAAAAGCAAGATGTCATACTGTTATATTGAGGACGAAAAATACACGGATTTTGATATTATTTTAGAAGATGTCAAAAAGATCAATAGAAATAGCGTAAAACAAGCAAGAGAAAACAAGGCCGCAAAGATGCAGTACGAAGGATATCAAGCGGCGATGGCTTTACACGATCCTAAAGATTATAAAAATAAACCCAAACAAAAAGAATTTGCTGTTGATCCTAAGTCTATTGACATAGAAGATTTAGTGTTTAGAGTTATGACATATGAACATATTCCTGATGAAGAAGGGCGTAAAAAGAACCCTAAAAACATTGCGGAAGAAAAAGCCAAAGTAAACTTTAAGCCTTTTAAGCATTATGCATACAAAGATGATAATGTTGTAGAGGTTGCTCGTAGTCATTGGCAGGGCAGTTTAAGTAATGGTGAGTTTAACACTGAACACGGTAGTATCACAAACAAACTTGGAACAATGTTTTTAAAACTTGTTGAGCGTTACAGCCACAGAGCAAACTGGAGAGGTTACACTTATGTTGACGAAATGCGTGGACAAGCATTAGTACAATTAGCACAAATTGGATTACAATTTGATGAATCTAAGTCAGACAATCCGTTTGCATATTATACTGCGGCAGTTAACAACAGTTTTACCAGAGTGCTTAATATCGAAAAAAGAAATCAAACTATTAGAGATGATATCTTAATCGAGCAAGGACACTTACCGAGTTATGGCAGACAAATTGCACATGAAGAACAAATTCGTGCAATGCGTGAAGCCGCAGAAGAAGATACACAATCATTAGCAGATTAATTTATGGCCCAACTGTTTAAAACAGCGGCTTGCTTTACGGATATTCATTACGGTTTAAAGCAAAATAGCCGACTACATTTAGATGATTGTCATCGATATATAGACTGGTTTATTGCAGAAGCGAAAGCAAGAAATGCAGAAACTTGTATATTTCTCGGTGACTGGCATCATCATAGAGCAAGTGTTAACGTAGCAACCATGAATGCTACTATCAAAGATCTCAAAAAACTCAACGATGCATTTGAAAAAGTTTACTTTATAACAGGTAACCACGATTTGTATTACAGAGATAAAAGAGAACTTAACAGCATTGAATATGCTCGTGACTTATCTAACTTTGTAATGGTAGACGATCATTTCTTACAAGATGATGTTGCTATTATTCCTTGGCTAGTAGGTGCCGAATATAAAAAAGTTGCAAAAATGCAATGCAAATATATGTTTGGACACTTTGAGTTACCGTACTTCAAAATGAATGCTATGGTAGAAATGCCAGATCATGATGGTATAAAAGCAGACATGTTAAGCGGTCCAGAGTATGTGTTCAGTGGGCACTTCCACAAGCGTCAATACAAAAACAACATTCACTATATCGGCAATGCTTTCCCACACAACTATGCAGACGTTGATGATGACGAACGTGGTGCTATGTTCTTAACATGGGGAGATGAACCACAGTATGTAAATTGGACTGCATGCCCGAAATACAAAGTGTTTACACTTAAACAACTGCTCGACAATCATCAAACCTTGCTAGACGAATATACCTATGCTAGAGTTAAATTAGACATCAGTATTAGTTATGAAGAAGCAAATTTTATTAGAGAAAAATTTGCAGAACAATACAATGTCAGAGAATTGCAACTTATTCCTATTAAAGAAGAAGAGGAATACGAAGGTGGCGATATTGTTTTTGAAAGTGTCGATCAAATTGTAATACAGCAACTAGAAACTATAGAAAGCCAAACAATCGAAAAACAAAAACTCATAGATATCTATAATGAGATTGAGACTCAGTAATGTTAAAAATTAAAAATGTAAGTGCAAAGAACTTTATGAGTATTGGTAACAATACTCAGGCAGTTAATTTTGATAATTGCCAACTTACACTAGTTCTCGGTCATAACTTAGATATGGGTGGAGACGGTAGCAGAAACGGTACAGGTAAAACTACTATTATCAATGCACTCAGTTATGCATTGTATGGTGAAGCACTAACAAACATTAGACGTGATAACCTTATTAATAAAACAAACGGTAAGGGCATGATGACTACTGTTGACTTTGAGATTGAGGGTCGAGAGTATCGTATCGAACGAGGGCGTAAACCTAATGTGTTAAGGTTGTTAGTAAATGGAGAAGATGCATTTAGCGAAGAGCAACAAGGAGACAGCAGAGAAACACAAAAAGAAATCGAAAAGATTATTGGCTTCCCTCACAACATGTTTAAGCATTTGATTGCTCTTAACACTTACACAGAGCCATTCCTTTCAATGAAAAACAATGATCAACGTGATATGATTGAGCAGTTGTTAGGTATTACTGAATTGTCAGAAAAAGCAGAAATTCTCAAAGAACTTATGAAAGGTACTAGAGATAGCATCAAAGAAGAAGAGTTTAGAATTAATGCTGTTGAAGAAAGCAATAAACGTATTGATAAAAACATTAAAGAAATTGAAAGCAGAAGTAGAGCATGGGACAAACAACGCAATGATAAGTTACAAGAAATTGCAGAATTAATTACATCGTTACAAGAAATTAATATACAATCAGAGATTAACAAGCATAAACACAACACATTTGTTGCAGAGCAATCTACAAAATTTACAACCTTAAACAACGAGCGTGAAGTTAACGATAGAAGTATTGTAAGAAGTAGCGAAAAACTATCTACACTAAAAGATAACTTACAAAAAGCAATAGAAGGTGTGTGTCCTGCTTGTGAACAAAGTACAGCACATTTAGATACGCACGAAGCATACACACAAGAGTTGCGTGAGAAAATTACAGAAGAGGAAGAATACTTTGCCGGTTTGAAAAAAAGAGATAAAGAAATACAAGACGAGCAAGATGCATTAGGAGTAATAGGGGAAACAGTAGAAACTTTTTATCCTAAGGTAGAAGATGCGTTAGAGCACAGGCATAACTTAGAAACATTGAAGTCGCAACTAGAAGATAAAGCAGATGAAATTAACCCTTATGTGGATCAAATCGAAGGTTTAAAAGAAACAGGTTTACAAGAAATCAGTTTCGAAACAATGAATGAACTAACTTACTTAAAAGATCATCAAGAGTTTTTATACAAATTGCTTACCAGTAAAGACAGTTTTATCCGTAAAAAGATTATAGATCAGAACATAGCATACCTAAATCACCGGTTAGCACACTATTTAGACAAGTTAGGATTACCACATGATGTGAAATTTGCGAGCGATTTAGGCGTCGAAATTACAGAGTACGGGCGTGACTTAGACTTTGATAACCTCAGTAGAGGTGAACGAAATAGGCTCATTTTAGGGCTATCTTGGGCGTTTAGAGACATGTATGAGAGCTTAAATAGGCCTATGAATTTAATGTGTATAGACGAACTTATAGACAGTGGCATGGACTCAATGGGTGTAGAAAATGCACTTGCGGTGCTTAAAAAGATGCATAGAGAGCAAAGCAAAAACATATTACTCATTTCTCACAAAGAAGAATTGATTGGGCGTGTAAATAATGTGTTGACAGTAGTTAAAGAAGGTGGCTTTACAAACTACAATACAGACACAGAATATTTAGATGCCTAGCGATTGGATACATAAAGATAATACAGTAAACGAATTACCAAAAGGATGTGAAGCATTCGTATATCTAATCACGAACAAAAAGAACGGCATGAAATATGTCGGTAAAAAACTAGCAAAATTCAAAACAACTAAACCACCACTAAAAGGCAAAAAGAACAAAAGGCGAGGCACTAAAGAAAGTGACTGGCGAGAGTATTGGGGCAGTTCAGATCATTTAAAAGATGATGTAGCAAAGTATGGAGAAGACAATTTTATTCGTGAAATACTATACTTTTGCCCTAGTAGAGGAGTTGCCAGTTACTTAGAAGCAAAAGAACAATTTGACAGACAAGTACTGCTTTCAGACGATTATTACAACGGAATTATCAATGTGAGAGTAGGCGGCTCAAAAATCTTAAAAGAAAGTTTGGCTAACATATAACTAATTACTGATTAAGGCACATCTGGCACACCCGGCTAACATAGGCACACACATAGGTCCATACACCACCCCATCGAGGCATATAATATCGATTTCCTTGAGGCTCCATTTGCTTGGCGTCAGATCTGGAATGTATGGCGGTACATGAGATACAAACACACGACAACAGTATTGAACGATTCAGGCTCTGAGAAAAAGCAACCTGAGAAATTGTGTAACTGAACTCTACAAGGTTATACAATTTTCCGTGGGACACCAGTGACGGTAGTGTATGAGGAGATAAGGCCCACCACTTCTTAACAGCACCCGAGTTAGAGATGGCGATAGTCATCATGATGACAACCATATTTTTTTCACCCGGCAACGGGTGAATTATGGCTCAAGTTTCATGATAACTTCTTAAATAAAAAAATATCTTGTAAGTGATCGAGTGAAGTGAAACGGAACGATAGAACGCAACAAGATAAGACACGAAGTGTCTGTTAAATGTAATTAATTGTAACAGATTAAACTAATTCATTAAAATAAACGTTTTGTAGAAGTAAATATATTACTAGGAGATATAAAAATGAAACGTTTACTAATATTAAGTATATTCCTTACCGGGTGTACTTCGCTAGACCCAAATGTTATTCTACCTGAATTCGATTGGATGCCTACTGATTTAATGTGGGAAAGAAATATTAGGAATTGCAGAAGTCAACCACAATGCAATGCGGCTGATTTATTTGATAGGACTTAGAGATATTCTGTTGGCTTTTTGCCAGACTTGATTTGATTGTATTGATTTAGGACTTGCACAAAGTTTTGTCTATCAGCAAATGTCATTTGCCAAACTTCAGAAAAAGACACAGAGCCCTCACTGTAGACTACCAACTCGATAATCGTTTTGTTGAGGGCATCTTGTTCTGATTTGAGCTTGCCTAGGTAACCGGAAATTTCTTCAGGCTCTGCCCGTGCTAGGAAGCCGTGAAAAAATTTACAGGATCAAAGTTTACTTTGCTAACGAATTTAAACGTTTCACCGTTTTCTTTACATTCTTCGGCCTCGCATTCTAACTGCATTTGTGTGTTGATGCCTGATTCGTTAATTTTTTGAATTGTTTCTTCTACTGCTTTTCCTACACTACTGTCTGCATTATCTAAAAATTCTGCAATTTGATTTCTGTCTGTTACGTCAATATCTTGATCAACAATCTTAATGCTGTGGATACTGTCTGCAATCAGTTCAAAGTTAAGTGCTGAAATTTCTTTAAAGTTTTCATTAAACAGTTTTAATCTTTCCATTTCATCTGGAATATCTGCTAATGCTTGTAAACTTCTGGTACTTTGGAAATTGGTTATACCTGCTTTAATTGTGCTTGCGTATGTGAAAGGTTTTACTTTAATTACTAAATCGTCTCCATGTTTCACACTGTAAAGATCGTCTAGAATACCCATTGTGGTAAGTGCATCGTTTACACTTGCTGTTCCTGTGCATGGTTGTTCGCATTTAGGACACGGCGCAGACACATCAATGTCATCACCATATGTTGCACCTTGTATAGCAATTAGCAGTACATCGATATCGCTACTTAACATTTTTCTTGCATTTTTTACGTTAGGTACACAACTTTGGATAACTTGTGCTACTGCTTCACCGTTTAACAGTGCATCCGGATTCTTCATGATCATTTCATCTTTTGCTGTCATTGCAAAAATTGGTAGTTCACCTGAATCAGGAACTTCACAAACATCAGGTGTATAATATTTTCCTGCACTAGGGATTCCTGTATATAATTTTGGTGCTCTAAAATAAGCACTTAATGGATTCTGTGTGTTATTAGCCATTATTAAAACTCCAGTTAATTAAGCAGATAAATAGTTATATCACATAATTCTGCATAAACTATTTATCAGAGTTAAAAGATGCTTTAATGGATTTTCGAGTATATGGCTGAAATTTTAATCAATATGCCTGATGGCACCCAAACAACAGGAACAGTTTCTGACCTTGCTCTCGAAAAGACGCAGAAGGATATGCTTGAAATCCTTAAAAAGAATTTTCCTAAGGATGTGTTTAAGGATATGGAAAAAAGCATGTCTGACGCACTTGACATTGCTAAAGACGAAGCAAAGAACAGCAAAAAATCACAAGAAGAGGCTGATAAAGACAGAGAAAAACAATTAGCCGCACTTAAAAAACTAGCCGAATCAGGCGGTGAATTTACATTAGACCAAGATGCAGTAGACCGTTATAATAAAGCCATGGCACGTGGTGAAAAAATAATGACCACAGCATACAGTGCTATTGTAGGATTTACAGGTGCTGTAGTTGCCGCGGCTGGTGTAGCACTAGGTGCGTTTATCAAAGGCTTCTTAGATGTTGGTAACGAACTTAATCAACTTACAGGAGTAGGTGTAGGCTTTGTTGAAATGGGCGACGAGTCCATGAGAGCAACACAAGCATTGGCTAAACTGTCATCTAAAGGTATAGATGCAGTAGCAATGATGACAAACTTTAGTAATGTTGTTGCTACAACAAGCAAAGGCGCATTCACAGAAATGACATCAGCATTTATGGATGCTACCAATGCAGGTGTTGATTTTGGTATGAGTTTGGAAGATTCTGTTAACCGTTATGGTAACGAATTAAGCATGAGACAGAAACTGGGTGCAATAGATGTTGCAACAGCGGCAGGTAGAGCGGCCGCAAACAAACAAATTCAAACCAGTATCACTCGTCAACAACAATACAGTAGAGCATTAGGTGTAAGCACAGAAGAACTTGCAGAGTTTAGTAAAGCAATATTACAAAACACTCCAGTACTAGCGGCTACATTAATACGTTTTAGTAATGACGTTAGAGGTAAAGTCACAGCAGGTATCACAGACTTTGCTAGTGCTATGCGTGGTATGGGTGGCGAAGAAGGCGGTAATATTGCGGCGGCATTCACAGAAGCGGCATCGATGGGTGCTATGGGCTTCAGTGAAGAAATGACAGGCTATGTGAGAGCAGTACCTAGTTTAGCAGGACCAATGAATGAATATATCACTGCTATTCAAAATGGTACATTAAGTCAAGAACAAGCGGCTGAAATGGGTAACCAAATCACTATGAGCTTAGGAAACCTCAGTGCCGCAGAAAAGAACAGAGTGTTTGCACTAGCAAGGGCAGGTGATGCTCAAGCAGTATCAATGGCAAAAGCCATTACACAATTCGAACAAAGTGAAAGACGTCTTGCAGACATAAACAGTAACCTCACAATGGAAGGTGTACAAACTGGTACTAATACTTTTAACAAAATATTAAAAGAAGTTACTGGTATGTTTGATGCATTCAAGTATTCTTTCTTTGCAGGTGTTGGGAGTACAGATAGATTTACTGATGCATTAAACGATGCAAAACAAATTATTTTTGATGCATTAGGTAAAGCATTCAAAGACTTAGGCGGTATGGGCGATGTGTTTGGTGACTTATCCGGAGGTGCAGAATCGTTTGGAGAAAAAGTTGCAGAGCACTTGCCTAAATTGATTACAGGTGTAGCAGAATTTGTAGCAGGTATGATTGCGTTTGTACCTAAGTTAGTAAACGGGTTTAAATCATTTTTCTCAGTATTAAGTACTATAGGTACTATAATCAAACTAGCAGTAGCACCAATAACTATAGCATTTGACTTTTTATCAGGTGTTATTGAAGGTGTAATGATTCCTTTAAGATTAGTAGGCAGTATTTTTAGTGCAATAGGTGCAGGAATCGGTTATCTTTGGGACGGCCTATCTTCCGGAATAGAGTATCTTGCTGAAAAGTTCGAAGGCTTTGGTGTTGTAATAGATATTATCAAATACCCATTTGTTAAACTCGGTGAGTTATTAGGGTGGTTTGCAGGACTATTTGAAAGTGAAGGCGGCAGTTTAGCAGGTACATTAGGAAAGTTAACCGGCATAGTTGGTATAGTATTATTGGCTATGAAAGCATTCGGTAGCGGTATACCAGGCATGATTGCAGGTTTAGGAAAGAGTTTACTAGGCGGTTTAGGCAACGTATTGAAATCAGTTGGTGGAGTATTAGGCAAAGGTTTAAGCAAAATCACAGGAGGACTTAGCGACAAGGTTGGAGGATTCTTAAAAAGCAAATTACCAGGTGCAAGTAATAGTGCAAGCCCTGCAGGCGACATGGGTGCAAAGGCTATGGAAAAAGCAGGCAAAGCATCTCAACGTTTTACCAAAACACTTGCCGATGGCATGCGAGATATCAGTAAAGGCATAGCAGACTTATTTACAAATCTTGCAAAAGGTGTATCCAATGCATTAACAACATTATCAAAAGGATTAGGCAATGTGGTTAGCAATCTTGCAAGCGGCATATCCAAAGCCATAACAACATTAAGTAAAGGTATAGCGGAAGCCGGTAAAGGTGTCGGTAAAGGTATAGGCGCATTACTACAAGGCACATTAACAGGATTAGGCAAAGGACTACAAGCATTAGGTAACCCTAAAGCATTGATAGGTTCCGCGGCACTGCTAGTTATATCAGGCGCAATGTTTGTTGCGGCAAAAGCATTCGAAGTATTTGGCAATTTAAATTGGGAAGATGTAGCAAAAGGTTTTGTTGCACTCACCGGATTAGGCGTACTTGCATCTGTGCTAGGATTAGCACTGCCATTTATTATTCCAGGTGCAATAGCAATAGGCGCATTAGGTGTAGCACTTATTCCGTTTGCCATTGCGGCTAACATAGCGGCACCAGCAATACAAACACTGTTCGAAGGTTTAGCATCAATTAAAGATGTTCCTATTTCAAGCATGTTAGCATTAGGCCCTGCATTAATAGGCATGGCAGTAGGCATGGCGGCATTAAGTGCCGGCGGTTTAATAAGTGGATTATTAGACGGCTTAGGCAAATTGTTTGGTGCAGAGTCACCGTTTGATAAAATTGCAAAAATAGGTAATGCGGCTCCGCATATTGTGGCGATGGCTGATACCATGGGCAACATGGACGACACAATTAAAACATTCAACGAATCAGCAAAAGCCATAGACAGTGATTCCATAAGAAGTCACTTCACAGTAATGGCAGAAGGTGTTGATAGATTAAACGAATCTATGGATAACCTTAGCATGGTTGACCTTTTAAAATTAGCCGCAATGAAAGCAGTGACTCCTCAAGCAGAAGAAGAGGACACTGCTAAGCCAACCAAAGTTTCAGAAGCAGAGCAAGAAAGAGCAGAAGCACTACAACGAATAGGTGCTGATCCTAACGACGTTCAAATGCAACTGCCTAACAATGCAGTAGCCAATATGGGACAAGCGGCCAAGCAAAATCCACTGGAAAATGTAAATTACTCCGGTTCATTCAGTGAAATGAAGTTTGCACAAAATGATTCTGAAAATTATAACAAATTCAGAGATCGCAGGAAAGAATTAAAAGAAGAAATAGATGCAGAGTACAGTGCTGAAGGCAGTACAATGACTCGAGGTCAACGAGCAATGCGAATGCAAGAAGCAGAAACACAAGCTCGTGAAGAATTTGCTCCGCAAGCAGTAGCGGCAGGCGCGGCACAATACACTAACACAGACACCGGTGAAAGAATACAATTTGCACAGCCTGCAGGCCCTCAAGGCACAGCGGTAAACAAACCCGAAGAAGTCGCGACTACTGAACAACAAACAACCGAAAAGAAATCAGCAGATAATAAGATAGAAACTGACACACAAGCAGAATTATTAGCAGAATTGCTTGCTGAAACTAGATCACAAAATAGACTGCTTAAACAGCAAATAAGTACGTCTAAGAATATAGCAGATCAAATTTAATATAAACCACTTGACATGATACGATAAATAGTGTATTATATATAGACACTAGGAATATTATGAGCTGGAGAAAACATTTTACACCATTTGACAATTCGGGTTTACCGTTAAACGTACAATCGCCGAATGAAGCAGGTGGCCCAGGTGCATCGAGCAGTAGATATGCAAGTTGGTTACCTGAAGTATATGCGGGTTCGCCTAACAGGCTTATGCGTTACATACAGTACGATCAAATGGATAGCGATTTAGAAGTAAATGCGGCTTTAGATACTATTGCAGAATTTGGTACTCAAGAAGACGAATTTACAGGTCTTCCTTTTGAGTTTGAGTTTGATAGTACACCTAGTGATACAGAAAATAAAATCTTAGTTCAAACACTTAAAAACTGGTGCAGACTTAATAAAATGCATAAACGTGCATTTAGAATGTTTCGTAGCACATGCAAATACGGTGATCAATTCTTTATTAGAGATCCAGAAACATATGAATTGTTTTGGATTGATCCAGCAAACATCGAAAAAGTAATTGTTAACGAAAGTGAAGGTAAGAAGATTGAAACTTACTTTATTAAAAACTTAGAGCCTAATTTTGCAGAACAAGTTGCAACAGATGTTGCGCCACTACATGCAAGACCATATGGTGCTGGACAAGGACTTACAGGTGTAATGAGTCCGGTAGCAACTACTACTGGCAATTATTTAACAGGCGCTATTGACGGTGTAGATCAAGGCGTTCCTGTAGATGCAAAACATGTTGTACATGTTAGTTTAACAGAAGGCATGGATCATGCATGGCCTTTTGGTGTTAGCATACTTGAGCCTATCTTTAAAGTGTTCAAGCAAAAAGAATTATTAGAAGATTCGATTATCATTTACAGAGTGCATAGAGCACCTGAAAGACGTGTGTTTATGATTGATGTAGGTAATATGCCTCCTCACAAAGCACGTCAGTATCTAGAACAAGTAAAATACGAAGTACAACAAAAACGTGTACCTAACAAGAAGGGCGATGGTAGTAACGTAGCAGATGCCGCTTATAATCCAATGAGCATGCTGGAGGACTACTTCTTTGCACAAACAGCAGATGGTAGAGGTTCAAAAGTAGACACACTACCAGGCGGTGAGAACTTAGGGCAAATAGACGATTTAAGATATTTTAATAACAAACTATTAAGAGGTTTGCGTATTCCAGCAAGTTATTTGCCAACAGGACCAGATGATGGATCAGCACAATATAACGACGGCAAAGTAGGCATTGCGTACATTCAAGAATATAGATTTGCAAGATATGTAGAAAGACTGCAAAAACAAGTACAAGAAGATTTAGATCATGAATTTAAAATGTACCTCAAAAAGAAAGGGGTCGACATAGACAACAGCACGTTTAGACTTAAATTTACTCCACCTATGAACTTTAGCAGTTATAGAGATCTTTCACTAGACAACGAAAGAGCTCAATTGTATGCACAATTAGCACAAGTTCCATATCTGAGTAATCAATTTAAACTTAAAAAATATTTGGGTCTTAGCGACAGCGAAATTAAAGAAAACGAAGCAAAATGGCGTCAAGAAAACGATTACAAGAAATTTGATGATGCTAGTAAGCAGTTAGATCTTAAAAATATTGGTATTAGAGCAGAACCAGATGCTATAGTAGATCCTGAAGCAGATGCTGATTTAAGCGGTTTAGAAGATCCTGTGGCAGGACAAGAAGATATAAATAGTACTGCACCAGGAGCAGAAGCACCTATGCCACCTGAAGGACAAGTATAATGAGATTAGTAGAATTTTATAATCCAGAATTTGACAAGTTTGTTGAAAGACAAAAGGGTGACACACGAAAATCAAAACTTACATTAGAACAATTAAGTAAGTTGCGTAGATACAGAGAAGTTAAAAAAGCAGAACAAATTGAGCAAGACAAGTTTGCTAAAGTAATGTATTCTGCACCTGCACCTGACGCAGGTATGTAAAAAAGATAAATAACATTACAGAAACAGCATTAGTGCCTGTTTTACATCAAAATCACACCATATTAAGCACAAAAACACTCTTTTTACTAAGTAAGTATATCCGTATGCTGATTTAAAGTCAGTGTATGATACTAATTTTATGAATTTAGGAGGCCACAATGTCAGAATCAAGAAGTAAATTAGAAGAAATTCTTGAACTTCTCCTTTCAGAAGATACAGAAAAAGCAGAAGAAATGTTACACGAATATGTTGTTGCAAAAGCAAGAGCAGAATACGAAAGCATTTTAGATGAAGATTCTACTGAAGAAGAGGAAGTTGAAGAAGCAACCGAACAAGAAGAAGAAGCAGTAGAAGAATCAGATGAATCTGAGGAAGAGGCTGTGGAAGAGTCAGAAGAAGAATTTGAAGTTGACGAAGTTGTTGATCAAACAAACGACTTTGAAGATGACATTCTTGCTGACGAAGAAGAAATCGAAGCAGACGAAGTCGGCGAAGAAGAAGACGAAGGCGAAAGCGAAGGCGAAGAAGATTTAGAAGACAAAGTTGACGATTTAGAAAACGAGTTAGACGATCTTAAAGCAGAATTCGAAAAACTTCTAGCAGGCGAAGACGAAATGGAAGATGAAGCAGAAGCAGAAATGGACGCTGAAATGGGCGATGACATGGAAGACGAACTTGATCTTGAGTCTGTTGAATACGATTTAGACGAAGAAGCAGAAGAATCAGACGAAGTTGTTGAAGAAGCAACTAAGTTACAAGACAAAGTTGCTGATCCAAAAGGTGGCGCAGGCGATGCAGAAGGTGAATCACCATTCACTAAAGCACCTAAGCACACTAAAGTTGCAAGTCAAGGCTCACCTGTAAAAGGTAAAGATGGCGGCGACGGCAACAAAGGTGATTCAGCAAAAGATCACACACCTACAGACAACATTAAAGTAGAACCTAAAAAGGCGTAAGTCTTTTTACTGTAGGGGTAACGAATTATGATGACTAGAAAACTTTACGAGTACATGAGTCCAGAGCAATCTGGGGTTAAAATCATGGAATCAGAAGATGGTAAAGATCTTTTTATGGCAGGTCTTTTCATTCAAGGTGATGTAAAAAACCAAAATGGTAGAGTATATCCCAAAGATGAAATACAAAAAGCCGTAGAAAGTGTTAGATCTAGGTTATCAAAAGGCGAAACTGTAATGGGTGAGTTAGATCATCCAGAAGAATTGCAGATTAACTTAGACCGTGTTAGTCACATCATTACAGATATGCACTGTGATGAGTCTAACGGTTTAGGAAAACTTAAAATTATAGATACACCTATGGGTAATATTGCGAGAGCACTATTAAAAGCAGGTGCGAAACTGGGCGTTTCAAGTAGAGGAAGCGGTAATGTTAACGAATCAGGCAAAGTTTCTGATTTTGATATTATTACCGTGGACATTGTGGCCCAGCCCAGTGCACCAGATGCTTACCCTAAGACTATCTATGAAAGTTTATTTAATATGCGAGGCGGTGCTGTTATTCATGACACCGCTGGGGCATTGACACACGATAAAAGTGCAGAAAAACATTTGATGAGAGAGATCACTAAACTCATCAATGAACTAAAACTATAGAAGTAGGAGACTACTATGGCAGTGACATTTAAAGACTTACTCGAAGGTGCTGAACTTACTGAAGAAGTGAAATCAGCATTGGAAGAGGCATGGGAATTAAAAGTCTCTGAAGCAAAAGAAGAACTCACTGCTGAGTTAAGAGAAGAGTTTGCTCAAAGATACGAGCATGACAAATCTCAGATCGTTGAAGCAGTTGATAACTGGTTTACTGATCAACTCAAAGCAGAGATTGCTTTGATTGCTGAGGAGAAAGATAGCCTAGCAACAGACAGAGTAAAATATCACAAAGCCATTAGTGAACATGCTAAACTACTTGACAAATTTGTAACTGAAATGGTTGCAAAAGAAGTCAAAGAACTCCGTGCAGATAGATCAAGAGTAAGTGAGCACGTTGCAAAACTCGACGAGTTTGTAACAGAATCGCTTGCTAGTGAACTTTCTGAATTCCACGAAGATAAGAAATCATTAGTTGAGCAAAAAGTCAAGATGGTAGCAGAAGGCAAAAAACAACTTGCTGAAGCAAAGAAAGACTTCATCTCTAAAGCCGCTAATAAAGTCGAAGGCGTTATTAACAAGGTTATTAGTGAAGAAGTTAAATCTTTCCGTAATGACATCACAAAGGCTCGTGAGAACGACTTTGGTCGTAGAATTTTTGAAGCCTTTGCAAGCGAATATGGTACTAGTTACTTAAACGAAAGCAAAGAAATCAAAACAATACAGAAAACACTAGCCGAAATGGAAGCCAAACTTAACGAAGCACAGGAAACTATTGCTAAAAAAGAAGAAGCAGGGAAACTTGTAGAATCTAAGTTAAGAATTGCAGAAGATCGATTCGAAAGAAAAGAAAAACTCAATGAATTAATGGCCCCACTAGGCAAAGAGAAGAAAGAAATTATGTCCGACTTACTTGAAAGTGTTAAGACAGAGAACTTAGAGAAGCAATTTAATAAGTATCTTCCATCTGTTTTAGATGGCGAAACATCAAGAGTAAAGAAGACATTGTCAGAATCAGTTGTGAAGAAAGAGCACACTGGTGATAAGAAGGCAACTGCAAAAGCAGAAGCCGATGACAAAGCGGACGATATCGTTGAATTAGATATGATCCGTAAATTAGCCGGACTTTCAAAATAAAGGAGCAAAGAAATGGCAGAATTATTTGAAAGCAACTGGTCCGCAACTAAAGACGCCTTGTTAGAAGGTCTTTCTGGAAACAGAAAATCTTCTTTGGATGTGGTCCTCGAAAATACAAAAAGACATTTGTCAGAGGCCGCAACAGCAGGTGCCACAGGTGCAGGCTCAGTAGCAACATTAAACAAAGTAATGTTACCGTTAATCCGCAGGGTTATGCCTTCGGTTATCGCTAACGAATTAGTAGGTGTTCAACCTATGACTGGTCCAGTAGGACAAATCCACACTTTGAGAGTTAGATACTCAGAGAGTGGCGGTGGTGCAACAGCAGGTGATGAGGCTCTTAGCCCATTCAAACTTGCTAACACATACGCTGGTTCTCCAGATGCAACAGCATCTGCTGAAGGACAAGCAGGTAGAAAAATGTCAATCCAAATCTTAAAAGAAACTGTCGAAGCAAAGACAAGACGTTTAAGTGCTAGATGGACATTTGAAGCGGCACAAGATGCAGAAGCAATGCACGGTGTTGATGTTGAAGCAGAAATTATGCAAGCATTAGCACAAGAGATCGTAGTTGAAATCGACCAAGAAATTATCGGTTCACTAAGAACTCTTGCAGGTTCTGGTACAACTTTAGACTTTGGCACATTAAGTGGACAAAGTGTTTACGTTGGTGACAGACATGCGGCATTGGCTATCGAGATCAACAGAGCGGCTAACAGAATCGCGGCTAGAACAAGACGTGGTGCTGGTAACTATATCGTTGTTTCTCCAGAAGCATTAACAATTCTACAGAGTGCCTCTACTTCAACATTCGCAAGAACAACAGAAGGTTCTTTCGAAGCACCAACAAACACTAAGTTTGTAGGTACGTTGAATGGTACAATCAAAGTATTCGTAGACAACTACGCGGCTGACGGTACTAAAGTACTTGTTGGTTACAAAGGTTCAAGCGAAACTGATGCACCAGCATTCTACTGCCCATACATTCCATTAATGAGCACAGGTCCAGTTATGGATCCTGCTACATTTGAACCAGTAGTGAGCTTCATGACCAGATATGGTTATAAAGAGCTTACAAATACTGCTTCATCGCTTGGTAATGCGGCAGACTACGTTGACGCTATCACATTAGCAAACGTAGCATTCCAGTAAGAATTACTTTACTAGAAAAATTAAGCCCTTGCACATGCAGGGGCTTTTTTTTGGCTATCGACTCATAATGATAAATAGTTATTATATTGTATCATAGGATTTATTCATGGCAAAAAGAACTGTAATAGCACCAAACGAAGAACTGCTTATTCAAGGGCAGTTGACCGTTGTCGGTAATGTTGTACAAGTAGAACAAACATCTATTGTAACAAATATTGAAAATCATACATTAACCATTAACAGCGATGGCGACGATGCTAATGCTATCATATCATTGAATAGAAACAACACTTATGGTAATGTTACTTATAATGGTAGCGAACTTTATTTTAATACAAATATTAACGTTCCGCCCGGAAGCCAATTAACTGGTGATCTAGTAGGTGATGTATATGCAGAAGATGGAACAAGCAAAATACTCGAAAACGGTGCAGATGGAACTGGTGCTGTTTTAACAGGACAAGTTACAGATATTTCAAACCATGATACAAGTGATTTAGCAGAAGATCCAGTTGCTACTACTTCAAGTGGCACAATGTACTTTACTGATGCAAGAGCAAGAAGTGCAATTAGTATTATCGATGCAGGCGGTGATGGCAGTTTAACATACAACTCAACATCAGGTGTAATTACATACACTGGCCCAAGTGCAAGTGAAGTGAGAAATCATTTTAGTGCTGTATTTACTGGTGGTGACGGAGGATTTAGTTATGACAGTAGTACAGGAGTATTTACGCAAACAGGTCCTAGTGCAAGCGAAACAAGAGCTCATTTTAGTGCTGGTACAGGTTTAACCTACGATAGTAGTACCGGTGAATTTAGAATTACTAACACAGCAGTTAGTGCCGGTAGTTATGGAAGTGCTACAGCAATACCAACTTATACAGTAAATGCTCAAGGACAACTTACAGCGGCAAGTGATGTTAATATTGCTATACCGCATTCGCAAGTTACAGATTTTCAAAGTGCTGTTGAATCGGACGTAGAAAATTATCTAAGTGGTGGTGATGGCATAGACTTTGCTAGTGGTGTTATTGATGTAGACTCGACTGTAGCAAGATCTGCAACAAACTTTATAGCAGGTTCAGGTTTAACAGGTGGCGGCACACTAGCAAGCGATAGAACATTTAATGTTATAGGCGGCGACGGTATTACAGCAAATGCTAACGATATCGAAGTTGACTCAACAGTTGTTAGAACATCAGGAAATCAAAGTTTAGCGGGAACAAAAACATTTACCGGTTCATTAGTTGTACCAACATTAACATTACCGAGTAATCCAACAGGCAATGCATACGTTTCAGGCGATAGCGGCGGCTCAACAAAAGCGGCAAGTACAGATTATGTTGAAGCGGCAATAAATGCCTTAGTAGGTAGTGCTCCAGGAACATTAGATACTCTAAATGAAATAGCGGCCGCAATCAATGACGACAGTTCATTAGGCTCCGTTGTAACAAGTAATACTAACAGAATTAGCACACTAGAAGGCGTAAACTTTACAGCAGGTGACGGTTTAAGCGGTGGAGGAACATTAGCCGCTGATAGAACGTTTGCTGTTGACAGCACTGTGGTTAGAACAAGTGGTGCTCAAACAATAGCAGGTGAAAAAACATTTACGTCTCAAATAAATTTATCAACAGATATTATTCCTACAACGGCAAATACATATAATTTAGGTAGTTGGGCAAATCATTTTGATCAAGTTTTTGCAAATGTATTACACGCAGAAAAACTAGACTTAGGTGATGCTGACTTAACAGATATTCATAATACTTTTTACGCAGGCGAACCTACAGGCAATGTAATACTTACTAGACAAGGCGGCGGATTGTTTTATAAACATACTCAGCCTGGTGAGCCAAACGCCGGTGGTTATTATTATGTAGACGATTCTAATGTTGTTACATCAACAAATAATATCACTATTGCAGGCACAAAAACATTCAGCGGTGAACTAATACCACCAAGCAGTAGTTCTACTACAGTAGGTGCAATCTATTATGACAACAGCCTAGGCGAAGCATACATTTATCTCAACGGTTCAGCAAGAAAAATTACTCCGGCAGTAGACGCAGGTGATGTAGAAAATGTAGGTGCAACAGGCACAAACATATATGCAGGCACAAGAGTTGATGGCTCAACAACATATCACGGTATCAAAAGTATTGCTGACAGCACATACTCAACAATAACTGAATCTGCAAACGTTATCACAGTTAATGCTGACATAAGTGCAATACGTGGTGCATTTAGTGCTGTAGACAATGGCGGTGATGGTACATTTAGTTACGACTCTGCAACAGGCACATTTACTTATGCTGGGGTATCACAAAGCCAAGTTAGAAATTATTTTAGTGCAAGCGGAAGTACACTGAGTTATAACAGCGGAACAGGAGTATTTACATCAAGTGCAGACAATTATAACAAATGGAAATTTACCACAGCAACAGCAGGTGAAATTGATGTATCCAGTAACGATCTAGTAACATTCCAAGGTTCAGCAGGCATTACTGTAACACACAGCGGTAGTACAATTACTATCACGGGACAAAGCGGAGACATCACCGCGGTAACAGCAGGCGCAGGTTTAACTGGTGGTGCTACATCAGGAACAGCAATCTTAAACGTAGGTGCTGGCACAGGTATCACAGTAAATGCAAATGACATTGAAGTAGATATGAGTGCGTTCACTACAGGCGATTTAACAGAAGGTTCTGCACTATACTTCACTGATGCAAGAGCAAGAAGTGCAATTAGTGCAAGTGGTGATTTAACTTACAACAGCACAACAGGAGAAATGAGCTTCACAGAGCGTACAGACAGTGAAGTCAGAGGCTTAATTAGTGCTAGTGGTGATATTAGTTACAACAATACAACTGGTGTTATGAGCTTTACTGAAAGAACTGACGCTGAAGTTAGGGGACTCATCAGTGCAAGTGGTGATTTAAGTTATAATTCATCAACAGGTGTTATTTCGTATACTGAACCTACAATGTATGCAGACTCTGATGCCAGAAGTGCAATCAGTGCAAGTGGCAGTTTAAGTTACAACA